ACGCTCCGCCGCATCCGAATCCGCTTCGAGGCCATCGGCTCCTCCTTGGGAGAGAGACCGGGAGGCCCGGCCGTCCGAGCCCCCCGGTTCTTTTTCATCGTTCGTGCGCCTGTGCTATGCGCCCAACTGGAGCATGAAGAACGTGGTGCCGCCTCCGGTGGTGAGAATGTAGCCGGCCCGCTGGTACGAAATGTAAGTGTCGGTTCCGCTCTGCTTCGGGGTGACGATCTCGCCGGGGGCATTGAAGTAGACCTCGCGGTCGCCCGGTGCGCCGCGTTCGCCGGGATAGGTCAAGTTGTAATGGCCCATGCAGGGACCCCAGGTCTGGACCCATCCGAAGGTCCCGGCCGCATGATGGCGGCAGGGCATCCCGACAAAGACTTCCCGGCCCGTAGCGGTGGGAACCCCCATGTTGGAATAGTTAGAGGGGGTGAGCGCGATGCCCGTGACGCAGACGGAAGTCAGCGGGTAATCGAGCGTGCAGGTGATGGAGACGCCGTTCCCCGCCGTGGAGGCGATGATGCGCCGCCACTGGTCGTGGTTGGTTTCGCCCTGGGCCGCGGCACTGTGGAACAGATTAGCCCAGCCGCCCTTGTAGTAGTTCACGGGGCGAGTGCCGACTCCGGTGTCCCTCGCCACGACAGTCGTGTCGCCGACGGCCCCGGCTACGAGGTTGGTCCCCTCGTAGAAACCGTTAGCCGCATCCGTGTTCTTGTCCACAACGGCATGGATATCCGATGTGGCCGTAGCGAAGTAGCCGTAGCGGTAGACCCGCTCGCCAATTTGGAGCCGCGTACCAAAGTCGTAGTTCTGGATGAGCGATGTCTGGTGGGGGTCCTGAAAGGCGCCGCCAGAGAGTTGTTCACCCTCTGAGAGGATATAATCAACATGGATTCCCGTAAGGCTTCTAGTCGAATTATAGTGAGCGTTCATATTGCTCTCCTTACGCGTGCTCGGTCATGACGGCGATAGCCGGCGGGTTGATGACCGACCCGCCGACGCGCCGGCTCACCTGGAAGCCGACCAGGCCGGCGCTAGCGTAGACCTCGCGCTTGACCTGGACCGTCATGCCCATCCTGTCGAGGATGCGATAGCCGCTTCGGATGTCGCCGAAGATGCAGATCGGCTGATTCACCTCGGTCAGGATGTGCAGGTAGTCCGACGTGTAGATCGGCTTGCCGTTGAGCGTGTTCGGCTTGCCGGCCGCAACTGCGGGCTGCCAGGAGAACGTGCCGAGGGCAGCGTCCCGGAGCAGGCTCAGCGCAAGTTCCGTCCGGCTGTGGACGATATAGACGCCGTTTTGACGGTACTGCGGCGCGATCGTGTACATGACCTGCTTCGTGTCCTCGATGTCGATGACGTTGATGACGTCCGTCACCGAGGCGACGCAACCGCTGGCCGCCAGGATGATGCCGGCGGGCTGCTGCGAGCCGTGGCCCAGGCCGCGGATGAAGGCGTACTCTTCGGCCTCCGCGATCGCCCGGGCGAAGCGCTCATTGATGAGCGTCTCAAGCGAGACGTCGCTGTCCATGAGCTCGTCCTTGCCGACCTTGGTCTCGCCCTCGAGGTCCTCGACGTACTGCCAGAGTTCGACCGGGACGAGGGTGCTCTCGGGTGGTGCAGCGCCGGTCTCGAGCTTGCCCCATCCGACCGTGACCTCGCCGACGCCCCGGAGCTGGAGCCGGTCCTTGGTCGTGGTCCTGACCGTGCAGAGCGGCCTCATGATGTTTAGGTTGCCCAGGGTCCGGTAGACCTCGGCGTCGATGTCGTAGGGGACGAGAATCTGGCCGACGGCGTTCTCGACCAGAGCCTTCTGCTCGAGCGGCAGCGCGGCCGCGTAGGCGGCGGCCTTGGCGTCGAGCTTCAGTTGTCCCGTCCTCAGATAGTTGAAGAAGGCGTGCTTGTACTCTGCGGCGCCTTCGGGCGGCCTCGTGCCGTCCCCGGCCTCCCGCGTGTCGAGCGGGGGCCGCGTGATGATCGTCTCGAGCTCTGCGATGCGGGGCGCGATCTTCTTCTCGAACTCCGTGAAGTCGGCCTTCGTGAAGACGCCCTTCTCGTGCTGCTCGAAACGGGTGCGGAACTCTCCGACGTTTCGGTGGAGTTCCTCGATTTCCTTTTCGAGTTCCATGTGTTGTTTCCTCCTATGGAATGGCGATGAACCTCTTCAGCTCATCGTTGAGCGCCTGGAGAGACCGTGCGATCCGCTCCTCGCTCTTATCCTTCAACCCCGGCCGGGTGCCCGGCGCGGTGTCGTCGAAGTTGCAGTCCTCACATTTTTCGGCGGCCTCGAACGTACCCTTGTGCGCCGCACAGTGGGCCCTTGCTTCGGCTGCCGTCCATTTGTCCTTGTCGTATCGGTACGCCTGCTCCTCCCATTCCTCCCCGCCCTTGACATGGCCGAAGATGATGGAGTATTCCTTGCCTTCATGGTCCCGGATCCCGCGCCTGAACTTGTCGAACTTGCCGGGGTCCTGGAGCCGGCAGGCGTGCTCGTTCGGATAGGGCTTCTGGTCAAGCCACGGCCCGGTCGCCTCGAGGAACTCCTCCAGGCTCTCGTAGCCGGCCGTCTTGACCTCGGCGATTTGGGCGGCCTCGTCCGCCGGGAAGAGACAGAGCGCCACTTCGGCAAGAGCGATCTCTTCCAGTTGGCGGCCCAGGCCGTCCTTGTTGGGCTTTTGCTTCACGGCCCGGAATCCGATTGACTGGCCCGTCACGGCTCCCTGCTTGATTAAGCTGCGCTTCTCACGGGCGCTCTGGACATCCATGTTGAGTTCACCCCGCTTGACCCTCAGCCCCTTGTCATCCTCATCAAGGTAGACGACTCCGAGCGGCTCCATCTGGCTATGGTTCCAAGTGAGCGGGAACTTCCCGTCCTTGTGTAGCCGGAGCGTTTTCTTGAATGCGCCCGGGACGATCGTGTCGCCGTAGGAATCGACACCCCCGAAAACCGAGGCGTAGCCGGTGAAGATGCCGGCCTCCTCGTCGAACGAATCGACGGAGAACTTGAACGACTTGCGCTCAAGGATGTCATGCTTCTTGACGGTCATGTCAGTGCTCCTCCTCCCTCCGCGACTTCGGGAAAGGTCGTACAGAGGCAGTTGCAGATGTTCCCCGCGCTCCCGTTCGGGTCGCCCGGGTACTGCAACTGCTCACCGTCCACGATGAATGGCTCGTCGAGCGGGATCGCCTCGGCGTAGTCCGCGTCGGCCTTCTTGTGCGCCTCGCGTGAATCCTCTACGAAGGCACAGAGCCAGCCCTTCTTCTCGACGAACTCGGTCTGCCGGTATCCCTCGATCTCTCCCCAGTTCTCGACCTTCGCCGTCTCGGTACGGGCGATGAGCCGCCCCCGCGTCGCCGCCCGCTCGTCCATCGTCTCGGCGATGTCCTGGGCCAGCTCCTGCGTCGTCCAGTTCTCGGCCTGGGCCTGCGCTATCGCCGACCCCACCTGGTTGACCGTCTCCTCGCCGATGTACTTGCCGGAGTTAAGGACGAGCGCGGCGAGTTCCTTCCTCAGCTCGGGCGTGAGCTTGAAGTCGCCGCCCTTCGTCTCCTCGACGGGCGTGTAGCACTTGCCGTGGGCGACGTGCATCCCGGCGTTGCCGGCATGTACGAACATCCAGAGGAGCCGAGGGTAGAGACGGCGCTTGAATTCCTCGGCCATCGCCTTCGGGTCCACTAGGTCGGACGCATAGGCCAGCCCGAGGGAAGGCAGTTTAGCCGCCCTGGCCGCGATCCGCTTGCCCTCGGCCCTCAGGAATCGCTCGACCTCGGGGATGAGCGGCTTTTCCTTCGCCTTGACGCGCTGCTCAAAGTTGTCCCAGAGCGCCCGCTTGTGCTCGGGCTTCTGCCAGAACTGCCTCAGCTCGAGCGGTCCAGGCTTCGTCTTGACGGGCGGGATGGGAGGCTCCTCGCCCTCGCCGGGTTCGGGCTCAGGCACGACAACGGGCTCCGGCTCCTCCTCGGCATTCTCGCCATAGGGCGTGAGCCCCATCGGGATCATCAGCACGTTGCCCTCGCCGTTCTTCCAGTCGCCCAGGCCGCAAATCTTCCGCCGCTCGTTGATCTCCGCCCACCACGCCGGCTCGAGCTTTGCGAACATCTCCAGCCGCTTCTCCTGGAGCGCGGGGATCCGGTCGATGTCCCAGGTAAGCCGCAACGTCGGCTTTGCACGCAACGCCCCGGGCGTGGACTCGCCCTTGCCCTCGAACTTCGGCATCAACCAGGCGTTCAGATCGTCCAAGAACCACTGCCCGAGCGGGATCGCGGTCTCCATGTAGAGCGCCAGCCGCGCCTCCTGATAGTTGGAGTAGGTCTTCGTGTCCGGGACGCCGATAAGCTCCGGCGCGACGTTGTAGACGCGGCAAATCTTCACCGTCTGGGCCTTATCCATGCCTAGGTAGTCCGCATCCTTCGGCGAGATGGACATCTGCTTGAAGTCCTTGCCCCCGGTCAGGACGATGGGCATTCCCGTGCTTTCGCCGCGGTACATCGTCTTGATGTTCTCGTTGAACTGCTTCTCCCAATCGAGCGACCGCTCCTGATCGATGAGGAAGACCCCGCTCGGCCGGAAGTCATTCGTGACGAGCCGGGCGTTCCATTGTGCCGCGAGTGCTTCGGTATCAATTGCCCGGGCAGCGAGTTCGATGGGGGCCAACCCGTAGAAGTCATCGTCCGGGTCCGGGTTGAAGAACTTGAGATGGAGTACCTTGTCGGGGGCGAAGTCGCGCTGGTTCCCGCCGGCCTTGTAGCGGTAGCCCGCGATCGGCACGAACCCCTTGCCGATGAGAACCGATGTACGGTTCGGTTTCATCGTGTAGAGCTCGTGCGGTGGTCCGGTTGGCGGGCCGGCCGCCTCAATGAAGGAGTTG